TTACACCGAAAACATAGGACTGGCCTTTGCCCATAGTCCTGGGCGTACACCCGGGAGTGGCATCGAAGCATGTGCGGCACCTAGCCAAAAAGGTGAGTGTCTTTCATGCAGACAGTGCTGGAATCCAAAAGACCAGATTAGCTACGAGGTTCATTAACTTGGGATGGAATGACAGACTAAAAATAGAAGAGCTAAAGGACTTAGAAAGAGTCCTTACCTCCAGGGAAGTCATGTTGGATAACATGGCCCGCATTCAAGAAGAAATGCAGGCAGAACTCCAACGTATAAATCTCTGGAAGGAAACAACATACAACTGTACTCCAATGGGAGGATACCCAAACACAGCAATAATGAGAGAATGGGTGCTGGATCTTATCGACTGTATGATGGCAGCTAATGAAATAAGAAACCAAGAAAGATAACATCAACAGTGAAAGATCCTAAAGATTCAGTTAACCTTGAAAAGCTAAGAAAAAAGATACTAAAAAAATACAAATGGGGTTTTATTACATTAGATGAATTTATGGAACAACTGAGCAAGACATATAGAGAAGAAAAAACTTCGCATACCACCCAAACGGGGGGTGACACCGAGACACCATTCGGCTAGTATCGCTCGGCTGGAATCACCCCCCTAGATTTGATGAAAGGTATACGATAGTTTGTCTATTACAAAGCTAAGAGGAATTAGGACAACTCTTGAGTTGTCACAGTTGAACCTAGCGGCCAAGTCTGGTGTAAGCCTGGGTACCATCTCAAAGATAGAAGCAGCCACAAAGCACACAGAAATCTCCGGTGTCGGCGTGGGTAAGTTAATCTCCATTGCAAAGACAATGGGAGTAAGCGCCCTGGACCTCTACCCCAAACTGGGCGAGGCTCCAGAGGACACAATCTAATCCCGTGGAACTAACCCAGGAAGACCTCCGACGAATCAAACAAGCAGCCTTCAAACTGAGAGCACCAATACCTGCTCCAGTTGTAAAGAAGAAGACCAAAAAACCTAGAAAAAAGAGGACAAAAAGTGGACAACAGAAACTACTCTAGTCCTGTCGTCTCCAGAGATGGTCGCTCTGAAGCAGCCAGCCCAGGAGTATGGCGAGACATCAACAAGTGGCAGTGTGCTTCTTGTAAGGTAGAGTACGGTAGCAGTCGCCAGTGCAGTCATGTCTTTCATTGGAAAGATGAAGATGGCTCAGTCATTGAAAAAGCTAAACTCTGCGGCTACTGTCACCGTAACCATGAAACCTGGGCAAGAATTGCACAACGATCAAAATCAGTTGCCCAGAATACTGGAAACTTCGACAAGTACAAAAACTGGGTAAAACAATTCAGTAAGCCCGGTAAGAATTAAATGGCTGAAGGATCACCTAGATTCGTACCCGATGTAGGACCGACTGGCGGAACTGCTCTGGGCAACAGTTACCTAAGTACCTGGGCTAACTGTCCCCGTGAATGGTTCAACCTATACTATCGGCCCATTATCGGTTACGACGAAAACGACAAAGAGGTAATCCGCAGGGGAATTCAACTTCCCACTACGGCAACGCCACTGATCAACGGTAGGATATTCCACGAGGCTATTGGCGAGTGGTATAATTCCGGTGTCCGTGACGGTGACGATACCGGCGAACGCAGTGTGGAAAAAGCCATCGACATGGCTAGGACACACTGGACCCGTGCCGCTGGAATGAACGAATACGGTGGTGGAGCAGAAGAGTCAGAAGAAAGCTGGCGACTTCTAGAGCAGATGATTCGTGACTACCACAACGATTTCGGGCCAGACTCCATGGAGCCTGAGTTCCCAGAAATCCGGGTAGTTTGTGACGATCAGGGTCAGCCTCTAATAGAGAGGGAATGGGTAGCCCCACTCAAACCAGGCTACAACTACACCTGTCGTACAGATCTAATTGTAACCTACCGTGGCAACCTGATGACCATGGAGCACAAGAGCGCAACCCGCAGCAGTGCTCGGATGATGCTCAACTCCCTGGCCACAGCGTCCCAATTCACCGGAGAATATTGGATTCTTTCGGAAATATTTCCCGAAGAGGTACTCTCAGGTGTACTAGTTAATGTAGTATTCAAAGGACCAAGGCCGAAGACTGCCCGTGCCCAGTTTCAACAGGCTGCTGTACGTGAGTCTACGACCCGAAGTCCTGGCATGATTGAAGCATGGAAAAAGGAATGTATACATATTCTGGATCAGATCGAAGAATCCATTGGTGAGTTCGACAAACTCATTCAAGAGGGTGGCGATCCTGAACAGGCTATGATGTCCTGCTTCCCGATACATGGCATCCGTACTGGAAGATGCAATGCCTATGGTAGAAATTGCGACTACTACAATCTATGCATGCTGGCTGGTATGGAAGCCAGACAGTTGAACCAGTTTCGTCCCAAGGTTTGGGATTGAATAAAACAGAGGAAAATATGAAAAACAATATCGAGAAGAAGATTCTCACCGACAAAGAAGTAGCAGAGGTTCTCTCTGTATCTCCCTCTGTCGTAAAGAATCTCGCAAAAGAGGGGAAGATTCCCCACTTCTGGGTGAACCGTTCTTTGCGGTTCCATTCTGAAACGGTACATCAGTGGATTAACGCTGGTGGAACGGGTGCTCCAGTTTGGAAGAACAACCTTGCTGGATATCACAACCAGACCGCTGAAGAAATCCCGGCTGAGTCTGTCACGTTGAACCGTAAGTAAAAAGGGGATGGGAGGTGGTTGCATTAAAAATGCAGTCTCCCTGTGGATGCAGCCATCTCCCTGAACCATCCCAATGAATAAATTCACTGAAAACGAACGATTAAATAGAATTGTCTGTGAAGTACTAGACACTCTACTAGAAGTAGTTGAAACCCTAGTAGATGAAAGTGAAGCAGACACACTCAAGCCTGTCTGTTTCACGCTAGTCACTGGTTACATTACAGAGGACTACTGGAACGTAATTGAAAACGAAATGGTAAAGCCTTCCGAGTATGAAATGAATACTCTAATGGAAGCAACTCCACTAGAGGTAGGTCTGCATGCGTTTCCAATTTTCAAAGGCACAAGTGGCGAAGAACTCGCTACAGGACTTGAAAAGAGCCTACTAACCAAGGCACTTGAAAGAATCAAGTCTGCTAACTACAGCCCAAAGGATACAATTGTCAGAGAAAACAAAAAAACAATCCACTAAAATCCGAAAACTAACACACACAACGTGTATGGTTTGTCGGCGTATCTTAGAAGTGGGCGAAGAATACGAAGACGTTGGAATACCCCACGCTGGAGGCTGGAAACAGTTCCCTGCTCATAAGGAATGTTCCGATGTATTCCACAACAATCGGCCCAGCGAAAAAGAACGTCGCAAGCGATACGAGGATCAGAAAAAAAAGAACTATGTCATTTGAAAAACTTCAAACATTCGACGCCAGTACCATGGTAGATAGTAGAATCTCCCTGCTGGCAAAAGGTCCGTCTGGAAGTGGCAAGACCACCTTGGCCCTGTCCTTTCCAGAGCCCATCTTTCTAATCTACGCAGACGTGAACCGCGATACTGTTCGTAGACTGGCAGTAGATGGTGGACGTGACATAAAGGGAATTGCGGTAAACGAATGGAATGAGTATCAAACTCAAATCGTTCCACAGATCATATCCAGGCGTATCGAAGCCAGTACCATCGTAGTGGATAGCATTAGCTTTCTCGCTCAGGTAATGTGGCGCGATCTCCAGGGTAGCCGCTCTCATCTCACCCAACAGGATTTCGGAACAGGACTCCGACGATTGAGTGAGACTACCCGTGACATCATGGCTACCAGTATCCCACGCGGAGATCACCCTGGTTACCATATTGTCTTCACAACCCATGTTCGAGATGTTACCAGTGAACAGGGTGCCCTACTCAAAGTAAGTCCCAACATCATGGGACAATTCAAAGACCAAATTGAAGCTTACTTTGACTACGCAGTACTGACGAATAGCGAAATGGTTTCCTCTACCAAAAAGGTAAACGAGAAGACTGTTGCAGTTCGCTCCACTCAGTACAAGATCATCACCTCACCACCCGACAGGTACAACACCTGTAAGGGAGGAAATCTCCCTCCTGAGATCGTAATCTCAGAAGGAGGATCTCCGTTTGATGAGATGAACAAGACTTGGAAACTGGGAGTTTCCACAAACGTCTCCAAGTAGGAGAACTAACAAACCAACAATAACGAGGAAAAATATGTCAGTTGTGACAATTAACCCCGACGCTTCCAAGCGTCCTGTTCTTGAAAATGCCGGTGTCTACGGTCCCGGCATGGAGCATGAGGCTGACGTTCGGCTGGATAGCTTTGAGTGTCCCGCAGAGCGCATGCCCGGTTACGATCGGGACGGTGAGCGTGGGCCTTACGCTTACTTCAGCTTCAGGGTGATTACCCAGGACACTGGGATGATCTTCTTCAACCACTGGGAGCCGATTGGTTCCTTCACCGGATCAAAACTCACCCAGATGCTTGAGGGTTTGGGAGTTGAGATTGAATCCGATGGCAATGGTGGCACGCAGTTCAACTCCGAGGGAGTTGCTCCGCGTGACGTGGCAGGTATTCAGGTGAGCGCGGCCCGTAACGGCTACAACGGTCGCCTGATTCAGGTCATCGGAGCGTAGGCTATCGCGGAAGTTCCGCGTAGGGGCACCTTAATTCTTCGGATTAAAGGTGTAGAGAATCAGAGGTTCAGTTGAACTTCTAACCAGCAATGCTGGCTGCAAGGCTAACTGAGTTGCGAGATTAGTCTGTTTCCCCGGACCCATAAGCTCGCCGGTTTCCTTTAGTCGAGTTTAACCGTCTGGTTCTCATCCCTGCCCCCTACCCCCCTCTTTTAAATAACGACCCGTAAGGGTATAGACCCGTAAGGGTAGAGGTTAATTGGTGTCACTTAAAATAGAGAATAAAATCCAACCGTCACACATTGCAAACCCCGGAAAACTCCACCAAACCATGTGGAAAGTAGCTCAGGCTAACGATCCCGAAAAAGAGATCACCATAGAAAGCGTCAAGCCTGTAAACCCCAAAGCATTTGACATCCACCCAGTAGGGCACAGGATGTTGGTAGTACTGGACCCTGTCCCTGAAACCTACGGGCGGATTCAGCTACCTGAAGAATACCAATCCCGCGAGAAGATGGGTGCTGGAATCATCATGTCTGTAGGCTCTCTAGTAGGCTCAGGCGTACCCTTTCCAGGCTCTCCTCTGGGAGATTCCTCAGAATTTCTCTACAAACACATCGTATTTGGCATGCACTCTGGAAATGTCCTAAGATTGGATGTAATGGACAGGGAATACCACAGTGGTATCATTGTTCTAACAGACAGGGATATCTGGGCGATTGACAATTATGAAACTTTCTTCTGGGGAAGTCCAAACCCGGAGGAGAATTTGGATGACAACTCAAAAGCCTAAAAGCTGCACCAACTGTCCTGCTTACGAGTGGGGAATTGGCTTCGTCAAGCCAGAAAATGTCAGTCAAGACACCAAGTTTGCCCTGATCGGTCAAGGTCCTGGCGAGATGGAAGCGCGTTTCGACCGCCCCTTCTTTCCCAATGCCCCCAGCGGGAGGACCCTCGACCGATGGCTTCAAGGCGCAGGACTTCGGCGCTCCGAGGCCCTCATCTCAAACATCGTCTGGTGCTGGCTCCCTGCTCGGAAGCCCAACGGCGTCCCCCAGGGGAACCGCGATCCTAAACCAGAAGAGACTACCTATTGTTACGAGCACCACCTTCTCCCGCTACTGGAAGACGAAGGTTACACAGCCGATGATTCACTCATCGTAGCTGTAGGCGCACCGGCAACGCGAGCCCTTACCAAGTTGGAGGGGCCACTAGACAAACACATGGGTTCTCTTAAAAAGGTAAAGCTATGACAGAAAGTTACGATGTACCCAATAACCAGACTGACAGGGTGGCAGAACTAGAGAAAAAACTTGCCATTCTAACTAGAGATGTGGAAGATACCAATGAAGTTCTAACCAAGGTAATCCATGAACTGGCAATCCTGAAAACCTACTTCGATTCCACGAGGATTTCAAAGCACCTAGATTCACACAATTCATCCACCCCCTAAATATAAAGGTGGAAAATGCCTTGGATACTTCCTATTATACATCCGGCGAGCATTGTGCGCGGACGTTGGCACGAGGACTCTGCCCAAATAGTCTACCTTAAACAAATCAAAAAAATCCTAAACAATCCAACAAACCCTTCAAACTATCCCACCGATCCAAATAACCTACCTGAAAATACCAAACTCTGGCCCACCTTAAACGACCTAGAAAAATTCACAAACCAACTAGAAAACTTCGACCTACTATCTATAGACATTGAAAACGCAGGACCTTACTTAACACTAATTGGTATAACAGCCCTCTCTGCCGAAAGGAATGAACTAGGCCCCACACTAAGCTTGCCTTACAGGATGAGATACGGTCACAACTATTGGGCCGATTGGGAATCTCACCTAAAGGCAACCGAGTACCTGTACCGTTGGTTAATCAATCCCAAGTTGGGCAAGATATTCCACAACGGAGTTACCCACGACGTACCCATTCTAGAAGAACACGGCTTCATAGTCGGCGGGGAAATCTGGGACACAATGGTTATGCAGCATTACATGTACCCGGAAATGCGTAAAGGTCTACAGTACTGCGCCACTCTATACACAGGAGCGGCACACTGGAAAGACCTACTCGATGACAAGGATGAAACAGAAGGAAAGGGATAACCGTCTATGTCGCCTCCCACTAGTTGGGCAGCAAACACCAGTCATAAATTTCTACGCCTACCTAACGAATCAATATTTCTATACAACGCACACGACGCACACAATACAGCAAAACTGTTCCTCGCTATGCGGGCTGAAATGCAGAGCCAAAACTTCCCCACTCAGTGGAATTTCTACACAGAGTGGGTTCAGCCTCTACAGGCAGCAGTAATGGACATGCAAAAACGAGGCATCCTACTAGACAAAGAAAAGAAACACACCTATCACATGAACCTACGCCGGGAACTCAACGAGACAGACCAGTTTATCCGCGACTATGCTGACCAGACTGGCTTCACAGACTACACAGACAAGTTCCCCAACAGTGGCATGCAAACGGGTAAGTTTCTCTTCGATCACTTAAAACTAAAATCTCACAAGAAAACCGAAACAGGCAGATACAGTGTAGATCAAGATGCCCTGACTAGAGTTCTAAAAAAGTTTCGTAAAAAAGACGAGCCACACCGGCAGCTACTCTACTCCTTGTTCCACAGAGCCCGTCTACAAACCATCCTAACCCGGTACATGACTATCCCGCTAGGTCCAGACAAGCGTTGCCGACCTACGGTAAAGATCACCGGGACTAAAACATTCAGGTACGCCTATGCCGACCCAGCTCTCCAGCAATTCCCGCCCGAAGTTCGTCACCTATTCCAAGCGGAAAGAGGAAAAATTCTCATCGCGTCGGACTATTCACAACTTGAAGCTCGGATCCTTGCGTATCTCTCTGGAGATGAGATCTCCATCGAAGCGTTTAACTCCGGTAAAGATGTCCATACACAGAACGCGAGAGATCTCTTTGGGTTATCAAAGACCCAATGGGAAGCACTCGGTGGTAAAGCGAAAGCTTACCGTAACTTCGCAAAAGGTTTTCTATACAGGATCAGCTACGGAGGGGAAGGTGCAGTGGAAAAATCAAAAACGTACTGCCCGTGTGAAAAATGCGCTGACAGGACACCTCAAAGTCTCACCTTAAAAAAGTACGAAATCCTCAACGCCGAAGAAAACTGGTTCAAGACACATCACTGGGTTAGAAAATTCCAAGACAACCTATGTGAATTTGTCCAACGTAACCACTACTACGAAAGTCCCTTCGGCTTGCGCCGCTGGATTTCCAAACCCTGGGGGAATGATCTACGCCGCGAAGTTCTAAATATTCCCATGCAAATGAACGGGGCAATTAGAATGAACCAAGCACAGGTTAAGATGCACGCAATGGGCTTGCCTATCATTCTACAATTCCACGACGCCTTTCTGCTGGAAGTTCCAGAAACTCCCGGCAGTCTGGTAGACCAACACATTGCCGACATGAAAGGCGTAATGGAAGAACCCGTAGAAGCATTCGGTGGCGTATCATTCCCAGTGGACACAGAGATTGGCCACAACTGGGGAGCTTACAGTCAAGACAATCCCAACGGACTAAAAGAGGTTAAGTAATTGGAAGCTCTCGACCGTCATAACCATATCCACGAGATGCTTAAAAAGGCAGATATCCATTCAGATTTCTATCTACAGTACCAACTGCTCTGCCACGTTAAGCTACTCTGGAAAGATCTAACTCAAGAAGATCGGGACAAATACACCAGCCTACTCGCGCCAATGCTCAGTCGAATAGCTCAGGCCAAAGATGCTGATGCTGCCCGCTTTTCAGTTGCCCGAATCATCCAACTAGAACCAGAAGACATCTTCGATGCACTAAGGTTTAACCCTCAAAAGACCGCAGATTATACCCTCGTAGATGGTGAAGATATCTACCCTTCCGGTCAGGACGAGTGGTTAGGTCGCTACCTGAACTGGGCCAGAGGAGGAAATGCTCCGCTAGCTTTCCACTTCTGGTCAGCGATGACCCTACTGGGCTTCGTATGTGGCAGACGTATCTGGGTACCCGCCGGAACCCAAGTCTACATGAACATGTACACAGTACTGGGAGCCGACCGAAGCGCAGGAAAAGGCCAAGCCCTTAGCGCAGCATCTTATCTAATCGAAAGAGTAAACAGCAAACTAGAAGCTAGAGATGGGCAGGACTCAGAGAATCTTCTAAATGTAATCCCCTCTGATGCCACCATCGAGTCAGTCGTCAGCTTCCTAGGCCGACCGCCCGGAGGTGTCGAGGTGGACATTGACCGTGACGAGGAGGGGCTGGTGACGATCTCAGAGCCGACCCGTGACGCCGTAGGGTTTCTGCCCCTCGACGAAATGGCGACCTTCCTCGGTAAAGACGTTTGGAACATCACTCAGAAGATACCCTTTCTGACCTCGGCCAAGGAGTCTAAACGATACCGGAAGATGACCAAGGCAAACGGCATTGAAGATCTCAACAACCTAGCTCTTAGCATCCTGGCTAACGTAGCTCCTGATTGGATGCAGAACACAATTGAAATGGACATCCTAGGTGGTGGGCTGGGTGACCGGATTCTATGGTGTTACCGGGATCCCGTCTGGGATCGTCGCCGCCAGCATAACCTAATGAATGGCCAGCCTCTCGATCCGCTGGCCGCAGAATTTCTAGCCGACTTCCTAATCAACAACATCATAGACCTGGGATTCAAAGTCCCTGCCATTCTCGACCCAGATGCTCAGAACGAAATGGACTTGTTCCACCGAGAAATGGTAGAGCGTGAGTACCAGTCCTACGTTAAATTCGGCACAGAGGCTAGGGAGAACACCTCAAACCGTGTCCTGTGGATGGCTCTACAGATCAGCACACTGCTCGCAATCTCTGAGGGAAACTTCCCACCTCTACGAGTCCGCAAACGTCACGTCGAGTTGGCCCGCTTGCTCTACAAAGCTGAAGAAGAATCCATGCGAGTTTTTATGGATCGAGCTTCAGGCAAGAAGAACAAGTATTGGACAACCCAGATAGTGGACTACTTGAAGAAGAACGGTGGATGTGTCGGCAGAGGAGTGGTACATCAATACTTCAACCCAAAGCTCTCCAACGGAACCAAGTACCATATTAATCTTCTCAAAGACCAAGAGATGGTCGAAGAAGTGGACCTGGGGAAGCGAGGCTATTACCGTATTGTGGGGCATGAATGCAACTCTTGCACAAGATGATGAGGAAGTTTTTCACTTTCCATTACTACAAAAACCCAGAAGAAGTTACGACCCGTAAGGGTACCCCGAAGTTTAATCCAGAACCAAAACAACTAAAACTATTTCCAGATTATGAAGCAAGATGGGAAAAAGAATGGCCACACTTTGCAACACTGCTGCAAAACAGACTGCGCCAAGGTCACGAAGAATACGGAGATGATAGCTTTGACATGAGTCCCATCGGGCTCATTCAAGAAATCCAAGAAGAAGCTCTAGATATTGTAGGCTGGGCATTCATTCTATACGTCAGGCTATCTGACCTGGAGAGGAAAGCTGCCAGCCCTGTTGCCGGTGGTCAGGACAACAGAACAAAAGAAGACAAAAATTAATGGTTACTTTTGATTTACATTCTAAGGCACTAAAAATGAAGACAAAAATTAAATTTAAACCCGGAGTAACCTTAGATCTAGAATCTCTCCAGCACCCCATGCCTCATGCTCTTTTTGTCGCCGCGCTAACTTGTCCAGATGGAGGCACCCTAACGGTAACCTCCCAATCAGATGGCAACCACAAAGCAGACTCACTTCACTATTTGGGACGTGCCTGGGATATTCGTATCCGTGACTTACCCCATACGGGGGATGCTCGTGATTGGGCAAACAACCTGAAAGATGCTCTAGGTCCAGATTGGGACGTTATTCTAGAATCTGATCACCTGCACCTAGAGTACCAGCCTCATGGCACCGCAGGTAAAGTAAAGTTACCCTCTAAGTATTGGTAAAAAAGGAGAAAAAATGAAGACACCCTACCCGGAGACTTAATGCTAACTCTCGCCGAAAAAATATCCCGTGCTGAACACTTCTTCCACTACAAATGGACACGCGAAGAGCTATTAGTTCACCGTGGCAGGCTGTTGGACATTTCGGAGTGGCTCAGTAGAAACTTCCCCTCACCGTATCCATATAAACTATCTCAAACTAACCGATTAGCTTACACCCAAGAGGGAATTAAATTTCCAATCTTCGGGCAATGTAGCTGTGAAAATGGAAAAATGCTCATACAGATCCACTCTAATCTACCGCTCCATGAGAAAATTGAAACACTCCTACATGAATGGGCACATGCCCATACTTGGCGTCACTTAAACATAGAACTAGAAAGAGAAGAACACGATGATGAGTTCTACCTAGTCTTAGGTAGAATTGAGCGGGCCTGGGAAAACGCTTGGCATATGAACTAATGCCCAGTAAAAAGCCCCGACTCAAAAGAACTTTCTACAACTACACAACCTGCGACTGTCACCCTTCAGCCAGTTGGCACAAGTTCAGTGATAATCTAAAATGCACAGGTTGTGGTATAGACTACTATAGCCATCTAAAAAAGCCCACAACTTGTCCAACTCCAGACCTGTCAGGAAAAACCCCGGAACAAATAGAAAGACTCACCCGTACTTATCGTGAATCTCTTCTAAAGAAATCCACTCATGCCCAATAACCTGACCATCGAATACCCGTAGCATCAAAATCCCAGCCCGCCAGTGGTTCACATCGTCGCCAGCCCAATTGTGCCCTGCACTATCTCGACCGAAATAACAACCACAGTTAATGCTGGATATTTTCCTACCAGAAGACGAACCATCGCTCGTCTCATAGTATTGATAAACATGGGTATGTCCGAAGACCCTACAAAAGCTCCCCGGCCTGGACTGAATTACAGACCTTGTCTGTACAACTCCAGACACAGGGCGCTGGCTAGCTCTAGCTTTATAATAGTGACTGTATCCAACTCCAGAGATTTCGACAATTTCTAAAAACTCATGCCGCTCCCAGCCTAACTCTTTATCCATTAGATTATGCGGGCCAATTACCCCGGCAAATCTAGGATCCGATTCCAACAGTCTACGAATTCTATCTTCATGGTTGCCGTCGCACTTAACCAATCTGGGTGAAAAACCCTCTAGGCCCAAGTTAAACTGAGTCTTTGCATCAATGTACGCATCTACATCGCGCCAGTACGCCCGTCCTTCAAACAAGGGACCCTTTGCTCCTTGATCGTAGCCAAACAGACTGGGCAGATCAGCACTATCTCCGATGTCAACAACTACATCAGGTCTACGATCAGCCGCTAACCTACCCGCCCACAGATACCGATTGTTCGGCTCATCTGGATGAGCATGCGAGTCACCAATCACCATGTGAAGTTCAGGCTTCACTCGTGGCTTTTTCATTCTACGTAAAGGCTTCGCCTCAAAACCCTCTTTTATACGCAGCTTAGTGCGCTCGGCAAAGTCCTCAGCCTGATTGATCTCGGAATCGAGATGTTTGGAAGTAACCTTAGTCAATGCGCCTGATCAAATGACAATCCCAAACTGTTGTTCCAACGTAGATATAACCAGGGGTATATTAACCCCAACATCTGGTCGGAACTGTTTTTCAGGAACGTCCAGCTTGGCGGCAATCTCAAGTGCCCTAGCTTTAGCCAGTTCATAATTCCCGGCTGCACCTCTGGCAACTGCAATAAATCCGTCTAAGCCCGCAGTTTTAAGTTGACCATTCATACACACGTCAAACCAGAAAGCTTTTCCAGTAAGTGTTGGCGTAAGCCCACCAATTTCAACCTCTAGGGCTTTACCCTGATTAGGCCATGGGGGAATAGTCACTGGAACTACAGTAACGTACTTAACTCCTCCTGTAAATTGGCAAACCTCGCTTCCTTCCAACAGTGCAGGAAAGTTCTCCAATTCGCTCAAAAAAGCATAGGTATGCAGGGAGCCCCAGCCACCTTCCATTCGATCAAACTCAACAAACCCATCCTCAGACGGGGACAAACCAACAGAGAACAGGCCACGGAAACCCTTCTCCTGAAACTGCAACGACATCACTTCCAACTGCGGTTCCATGAACTCCCTAACAACCGCAGCGTTAGGAAATACCAGCGTCAGTCCACCCAAGGTGTCCGGCCCCATTCCACCGGGCCACGCCCCCATGTCCGCAACAAGCAGATGCGGCGACTGCACCTTGCTCCCATCGAACCAACCGCCGATCCGCAGCGCGCTGAGCGGTTTCTCGGAACCTTCCAGCCCCCCGTAGATGTTGCCGTCACCCGGCTCAAGTCCCAACTTCTCCAACGGCACATCCGTAATCAGAGTCACCTGACCCTCGCGGACTTGTTCACCGATAAGGTCCAGAGTCTCCCGACGAATCTCTCCTTTAGATCCTCGGATGACTTGGTCCAGACTGCCGCCCCATGCTTTTTCAAACCGATGCTTCCAGACAATTAGATTTGTCTGCTCGCCGCTCAGGTTAAGTCGATGCGCTAGCGGCATCAAACCATGACGATGAGAGATTAGTAGGTATTCCACTTTTTATTTAGTACCCTTTTAGTTGGTCAAGAATGTTTGGAGGAGGTCCAGAGATTTGCCCCCATTCACCAGTGTTTGCGTTTCTAAAATTACCTAGTTCGATATTCATTAAATTAGAAAGATCTTCATCGGTAATACGTCCAAGATTAAACTTTTCTCCTCTTTTATCTTTCCCTTTTGCGATGTTCCCGCTCTTGTTCCACTTTTTACCTTCTTTAAAAGTCATGCCTGAATTGATAAGCTGATCAAGTCTAGAGTCTTTAACCTGAGCATTTAATTTGTTTGTTTCTAGCTCATTCAAAAGATTCGTTAACAACTCAGAATCTTTGGCAAGTTCAAACTCTCTAATTGGCATATGTGGATCTACTGCGGTTTGCGGCTTAACTGATTGCTTATCTGAAGACTTAATCGGTTCATCCGGCGTACTACGCCCATGTCCCCATCTACCAAACCAGGGACCCATCAAAGGCGCATCAATTTGAAAAGGTTCAGCCACTAAAGATCAACTCCACCCATAGATTCAATCCCAGGATAAACTTCACTCTGCAAATTACTTCCACGATGAGAAGCTTCTCTTGGACCCATACGTCGCCGCTTCTTCTTTCTCAACAGCCCATTCACATCATTCAGCAGATTATTCAACATGTCCATCCGGGCATCGTTGGGAGTTTCCCCGTCCAATTCCATCAACTTAAAAACCGGACGGTCGTCCTGCTCTACCATTTCCTCCTGGGGAAGCGGCTGAAGATCCCCGTCAACAGGAACCTCGGGCTCATCGGGAACCTCCAACATAAGAAGGAACTTCTTCATAGAGGAGAGCCACTTTACAAACTCTTCTGCTTCAAAAGGTGCGGCCATTTTACTGCCTTTATACGGACTTAATTAACTTGTTACGTTCACGAATTAGTTCATTAAAAGATTTAGGCGGCTGACTAACCTGTGAGAAATCATTCCCCGGAATCAATTCCGGTATAGTTTCCCGTACTTCATTCTCATTAATATAATCTGTCTGGAAGTTTTCATTCCAGTAATCGATTTTGTCGTCCTCTTCTCTCCAACTTTCGTACCCTCTTTTTGTGTACGCAGCAGTTCCGGTGAGGAAATTTACCGAACTTTTTGTCGCTTTAAAGAGTGGCTGTCGTTCTGTCATACTAACAAGGACATGGGGCTTTCCGCTAATGATGGCTTGAGCAACATCCATCATGTCAGTAATTGATGGACCTAACAACAATTCTTTTAAGCGTCCAAAAAAAGAAGCACTTACAATATCAGTTGCTACTCCCCAACCTCCAACAGCAAGGAAGTTTTGATAAAGTTGTGCCATACCATTATCAGGATCTCGCTCTTTTTGATAAACGAAACTTCTAAAATCCTTAACAAATTCTCCAGCTACAGGATAGACCGATGCTAGATAAGCTAAAGGTTTATAATTACCGTTGTAAGCTTCCCTGAAAATTTGATCCGACAAAAATCGAGTCTGCCCAAGGGCATAATTCTTAAACTGAAAAACCATCTGACCTACCGGATGATTCCACCAGATAGGTCTTCGGGTAGCACCCGGAGTGAACTGGGATTTCTGGGCTCCATTGACTACGGCTTTTTTAGCCATGTCTGAAATAAACTTAGAGGGTGTATCAGGATCATAGTTGGGACTCCTTAGAACACCGTCAAATTTAACAACGGCTTCATCTAGGTTGATTCCTAAATCAGCCATTCTCCTTTTAGCCTCTAAGTATTTCCTGCCTGTAAGTTTTCCCGCATGCGCCTTAAACAAAGTCTCCATCATCGTATATTGCGCCGCATGCCCTGCAATCAAACGATTTTGTTTTTCCGTCCATGTAAATCCGGTATGTCTCAACATACGATCTGCGAAAATATCCGCCCACGTAGCCATTTTATCCAAAACTTTTGAACCGGCATCTTCCGCAAACTGAGCTTCTGCCGCACTTGCCCGTCCTAGACCTGAATAAACACTATCCTGAAGTGCCAAAGCAGTCATAATCTGCTGACTATCTAGACGCCTTGCGGTTGCGAACAAACCGGAAACGGTATTCTTAAATCCAAACATCATCATAGTGTTTACACTCTGACTTAAATTTGGAATCACAGCCAACGTCAACTTTGAGGCAATCTCAGAATTAACAAAAAGCTGAGACATTCTCTTAGTTGTAGCATCGTGGATTGTACGATCAAAAACAGCATCTACTATAGTGTTAGTAATTTGAGGATTGGCACCTTCTTTCATTGCAGCTTGCTTGATACCAGCGATTACTTTATCGGTATTTCTTCCAGCGGACATCATGCCAAAGCGGGAAGCATACGCATATCGTCTATTGGCACCAACCAAATACATATAGTTGGCTTGCCAGGGATCAGAAATAAAGGGGAGCGGATTATCTCCGCTAAGATTTTCAAGTAGGGTGCCTTTTATTTTTCTGTTGTTATCAACAGAACCATAACGATTAAACCCTTTACCAATTTCTCTATTAATAAACTCGGCATAATCTGAGTCCATACTTACTGCGAGCTTTTTTAATCGAGCGTCTCCCAATTCGCGCAGAACTTTAGGCACGTAGAAACTGGTGCCGTTCTGCATCAGTTCGTCAAGCCCCATAATTTTACCACCACCCAATTGCTGAAGTGGTTTATAGATTTCTTTTAGAAATTTTTCCAGTTTTGTAAATTGATCTAAAACTGCCTTATGACTTTCTTCACTTTTAATGCCACGCTTAGTCAAAAGATCCTTAACTGCCTGTTCACCGTGAAGACTTTCTCTTGCATTGAAAAGTTCAGCCCAGAGTTTTTGATTGTCTTTAGTAAGTCCAAGACGACCTCTGGCCTGTCTTCCAGTTTTACTTACACCTATATTTGCCGCCTTTCCCATGGCAACTTGAATTTCAGTAAGTTTACTTTGGATATAAGACCGACCTACAAGATGATCTGCCTCTGCGGATTTCCATCCACGAATAACATTGGACAGAATAACGCCCATTTTTCCTTCATAACTTTCGGGCGTAATGGCAATTTTAGTGAGTATATTTCTGAGCCATCCAGTAACTGCGTTGAAATCTTTCGGTGTTCCTCGGCTGTACAAAATTGAACTATCAGTATGGGTTACAAGAGTTTTGTACAATTGTCTAAGATTAGATTTGATTGCAATTGCTTCTCTACGTAGTTTTCCAGTCTCAGCAACAAGTCTTTCAACTTCCGCATGAAACTCGCTTCGTTGGTGAATCCCAGGAAACTTTTCCTGCGCCTTTTTCCAAATTGCCCTATCTCTAATACCCTTAGCTAGATTTATAGCAGGGCTCGGAACATCCAGCAGTCCTTCGGTAATTTCCATATACCTTCGGAATTGGTCATCTTTCCCGGCAGAAGTTCCACGTATAAATTGACTTACACCAGAATCAGATGCGGCAATTGCAATATCTTTTTCGACTTCCGGTCGGATTTTGCCTTTGTCAGATATCCAGTTTTTGGATCCTTTTTTACCTGCAAATGAGATATCATGTAGATGATCATTTCCTTGAACTACAATTTTAGTACCACTCTTAAACTGGTAGGTTGTAAAATCACCTTCTCGTTTTACGGTTCCCCAACCTAGTTTTACAGTTTCACCCTCTTTATATTTGTACCCAACTTTGCCAGTAAGTCCTTCAATATTTTCTAGTTGCCTATCTATACCTAAAACATTATCAATTTTGGTTTTAATACTTGCAAGTGATGCCTTTTCAGGCTCAGCTACTTTTTCATATAGTAGCTTTGCTGCGGCTAGAAATCTGGGATCTTTTTTAAGTTCGCTTTCTGCAAAGTCTCCGCCAGTATGGAGGGCTTTTCCTATGCCCAATAGTGCTCCACCAAAAGTTCCTGAAATTGCAGTAGTCAACAATGCTGCTTTAGTTGCTTCGTCTATATCGTATTCCCTGGAAAATTCATGGGCACCCATAAAGGCACCCTCGCCAATGGCACCTCCTGCAATTTCCATTGCACGGACTGCACCGGGAACTTTGAAATTTATACCGGGAATATATTTACCTTTAAGTTCATTGTAAAATTTATCATATTGCTGAACAAATTTTAGACTATCCTCTGGAGCATCTATCCGTCTACGCACGGCAGCATCAAGCTTTTTAATTGCCTGTGCATCGGGCCTCTTAGCTTGGTTAATTATTGCCTGTCGGGCAAACTGACCTCTTAGCCCTGTCGTAGCCGAAGTAGCTCCAGCTTTTAAGGCTGACTTACCAAGAATCCCCGCAGCTCCCCGCACGGCAGCACTGCCTACACCAAACCCAGTAATAGATCCTATAATGACCGGGGACCATTCCCCGATAAACTCTCCAATATTACGGGAGGTTGAATTTCTAAGTCCTTCCGTAAAAATCTGTTGCTCCTCATCGGAGAATCCCAGCAGAGAAGAAATTTCGCTCACGGCAGGCCCGACAAGGGGGTCTTTCAAAACCCCCGTATACAGTCCACCACCGAATGACTCTAGAAAATTTCCATCGTCATCATCAAGGTCGAAATCGTATGTGAAATCATCTGCCATAGGTTATCTATCTTCGAGGTCTTTTTGGAGGGCACGCCACATCTTGTGGAAGCGGGTCCCTTGAAGTTCAGCATCGGTTGATTCTCCCTTTCCCTCGGGCGGCAGCGGGTATGTCGAAGAAGGAGGCTTTGACGTATTAAGCAAGTTAGACATAAGTTCCAAGATCTGATCAGCTGTTCTAAAATATAGACCCGCCCCAAACGGCCCAGGTGTGGTGAGAAGGGGAACTCCTAGACCTTCCTCAACACCAGCACCAAATTCTACTCCTTCTCTCAAAACCCCCGGTACCTTAGCAAGAACACCTCCGATGTTCTCCACCGCAGTCCCGACTCCTTCTCTAATTTCCTCTCCAACTTTTTGCCCTTTAGCCCCAACAGATACTTCCGGCTCTGGTTCTTGAGTAGGCACGGAAGGCCGCAGATCTATATTTCGTTGCTCCTCGCTGGCATCTTTTGTTCTTGCGATAAGTTGGCCAAATAAAAGATTAAGAGATTTAGCATTACCATGTTGGCCTTGTTTGATCATAGCGTTTTTGAACTTACCAAAAGCCTTTGTATTGAATTCTCCATTTTTATCAATAAAATTTTCACTTAGTTCTCGCCACTCTTTAGTCAACCCGTATCTTCCAATATAATGTGATCCGACTATATCGCCGAAAAATTCTCCCATTGCATAATTCTTAGCTCCCGCCTCTGAAGAAGAATGTATAATTTGATTAAACCTAGGTTGGAGGGGTAGTACAGACATCTCTTTAGATCTATAAGGTCTTTTTGATTCGTCAGAAAAAATTTCTTCTTTAGACTGACCTAGAATATCTGGTCCAAAATCACCAGAAAACATAAAAATCTCACCGTTACTCACAGCACTCATAGTCGTAGCATTGTCTTTAATAAAGGCTTGCATAAAACGATTAGATGAATGACCCGCTACATCTTCCCAATTTGTCCCTGTTGGAACTGCGTTAGTAATATTGCTGCTTGCTGCATTAAGTTTATTCAGTTCTCCCGTCCTACCCCCCTCGGATCTAAGAATACCTTCTGCTCTTAGGGGGCTAATTCTATCGGGAATTTTTTGACCATCGCCACCCGTAGGTGATAGAGAGTCAACCATTTCTTTTGCCCCGACATTATAAGCTTCTTCGTCTTTAATCTGTAAGTCTGTAAGATGAAATTCTTGTTTACGCCGTTTTATTTCGTGTTCGTGTGCACCTTCTTCCCATATTCTTTTTTTCGCCGCATGTTTCCGGGCTTTTTCTCGTTCGGTTTCTGCCGCTGCGGCGCGAGTCCTTGTTAGCTCAGCCTCTGCTACCTGTTTGTCCGCTTCTTCTATATTCCGCATTTGAGAAGAAGTTACACTCTGGGGTGGCATATACTCAGTTGTACTCCCCCCAGGCCCAATGCCCATCGCACCAAGAACTCCCATAAATTGATCTATTTGAGGAAACCCAGTTATCCCCCGGCGATACGGTTGCCGCTGGGCCATGTTTTCTCTGTGGGCTCGTTGAAAAAGATCTACTTTAGCACTCTGATTTGGGTCCTTTGGATCAATCCCCAAATCGGCCATGTTTGCCAGCATTTGTTCATTTAGTTTTTCAGGTGATGCCTCGGGAGCAAACTCAAAGTGCCCTCCACCTGCTGCCGCTGCCCCCATTGTTCCAGCATCTACTTCCCCCACATTGGCAAGAAGTCCAGAAGGTCCTGGCTGCAAATCTACCGGAGCAGCCTGCCCTGTAGCACCTTCAATTTCACCGGCAAGAATCTTGCCTCCCTGCTGAGCAATCGCTTTCCTTTTGGCGGCTTCAGCGTTCTTTGCGCCAAGCTTATTTAATCTAGCTTCTTGCTTTTCAAGATTGTTCCGGTATTCGTTTTCTACTCTCTGCGCTGCAAGATCACGTTCTCTCCGAATTCTTTGTAGAGAGTTCATCTCATCGGGATTACCTAAAAGAGTTTTAAACTGCTCTACTCCCGGTCCTTGTCCATTAGCCATAACTAAATTCCTTCTTTAACCAAGTCCAAATTCCCAAGACGACGATTTGCCAGAAGACTCACCCATTCCGCCAGCCTGAGTACCAAATCCAGCAATATCTTTCAAAGTATTCAACATTGCACGATTGGGATCTCTGCCTGCCATAATCTGAGAAGCTCCCCCTTGAAGATTAAATAGATTTCCAGCCATACTAGGTACAAGCTGACCAGCCTGCATTTTTCGCTCGGTACCAAGGGAGGCAATCGTTGCGGCATTCTGCCCCATGATGTCTGCCAACCTTGCATTAAAGTCAGAGTCTCCAGGCCCAAGCCCTAGACCAGCACCCATTTCCTCTTTCAGTGCTGGAAGCTGACGCTGGGTCAGAATAATATTTGCCAGATTCACATCTTCATCTACGCCACCACCACGAGCAATGTCAGACATGGACCCCAAAGCACTTTGGGCTGCTCCAAGAGATCCTGCTACGTCTACCTGTGGCGTGGGAACTACTGCCGGGTCAAAAAGTCCTCTAGGATTAAAACCTTCAAGAATACCACCCTGTCCCATGAAATCGGGAATGGCATCACCCCACTGAAATGCACCTTTATGAGTAATTGGGGACAACCCCATTATCTGCCCAATTACCGGCAAAAGAGGAGACAGAGTTCCTAAAACATTTTCTGCCTGTTGTTGACTAGTAGAACTTCCACCAGAACCCATAACTTAATCCTCCACCATAGACTGGAGATCTTTAGAGACATAAACAACCATCCCAGGTTTTACATCCCAGGAAGTGTCTTCATTAATGATCTGCATTTTTTCATCTGCAATAGGGTCATCCACTAACATAGACGTAATTGCCCTATTGAATCCTAGCGATTTTGCTAGTTCAAAACAAGGTTTAGCTACTGCTCGGGCTGCTCCCGCCCTTCTATACTCTTTTTTAACATAAATCCCCCAGTACTCAGCAACTTTCCCCCAGGCAGTTTTCAGGTGGACTCCCCCAGGGAAATTCTCCCCCATCATGCACACCCCCACAGGTTCCTCTCCTTCGGCGGGGCTCATCAAAACACAAACGCCCCAGAGACTCCCAGCCGTATAAGCTTCAAATAGCCGGGTGAACTCAAGGACGTTTTCTTTCGAGGGTAGTACATGGTGACCTAAATCCTGGTGCTGTTCCTCTAGGTATTCTTTCCAAAGTTTAACAAATGCTTGTCGATCTGAATGCTCAGCGATTCTTACGATCAATCAGGCCACCTCACAGCGGGTATGAAGAAGAGGGTGATTTTGATGGGGTGACTGTCATCTACTGTTCGCGAATTTGCGTAGACGCGCAGGGGGAAACTATCCGCAGTGATAGATCCACTGTCTCCCGTTTCATAGGAAACTGAGATGGTAGAAGCATCACCTGCTCCCTGCCCATCATGCTTAATCCCCATGACCATCCACCTTACATTAGCCTCGGCAACTCCGCTAGTCATAGGCACATTGAGATTGTGAGCACAGTCGATTTTTGTATCCGTGTCCGAAGACGAGTCTACAGTAATCTCAACCCAACTCCCTCGAATGTTTTCCAGCACACCGTTGTGTGCTGGGATTGCTCCACCGTCTGCTCCAGCAACCTGAGCCGAAGAGGTAGCATCCTCCCCAATTGGATTCTGTGGATTCCCGAATTCAATCTCCCGGTCTACGACGCGAAGAAGAACACTGAGAGCCTCAGCAATCGAATTGGGATCCTCCGGGTTAATGTTAACTTCGTAGGTTCTGGCCATTTTAGCCTCGCCGCTCTACGTTGTTTTCCAGATAGTCTACATAGAACCCACGAATTTTAATTGGAACTTTTCCAGCAATCTGGAAGCCTAAGTTTTCATTAGTTACACGAAAGGTATTATTCGTCGATAAAATATTATGAATAAAGTTATCGCCATCTTCTTCGCTGGTGGCAATAGCAGCAGATTGACCTGAAAGAGTTTTACCTGCTTTAGCTGAAACTGTAATGTTTCCACCGATGGGACTTGTTACATATTCTATTTTAAGTCTGTCTAAAGTCTGCAACCACCGTGAACTTTTTTGTGCCGCATCATATAGCCAATTAGGTTCTTCACCTGCTTTGGTGTAAATGTCACAGTGATGCTCGAAAAGAATACCACTTTCATTTCCGTGGTACATTTTATGTGTTCCGATAGCCGGAGCCAAAGATCCCCAAGTGGGAGTTTCTGGAAAATCATCGTCCCAGGTACCGCCACCAGAACCAGTCCCCCAACTAGTGTCATCTCCTACATCAGACCAAGCTATTGCACTAGCATCTCTAGAAACAGCAGTTCCGAAAACAGTCACTCCTTGTTTATTTGCAGTATCGCTGGTGTATGAATCAACCCAAACTCTATCTGAGTCAATATCATAAATCCAAACTTGGGTAATCTCTGAAGAGTCCACCGGGACCGTAATATAAACCCAACGGTTTTCTTCATCGAAAAAAGTTTGCACTCGATAGCCTTCGTTGTGCGTATCACACAGCGAATAAAAAGTCCTCTTCCATTTATCGAAGCGAGCCCCTCCAGCTTCAGCAACACCCACTTCGCGCCATCTACCATTACTGTCTAGAATCCACCAGCCATCGTCGAAGATTCCAAAGTGTTCGTTGTCACTGATACGGGTAACTGCATGAGTCCCAACTAAGCTTTTCTGGTTATCTAGAACCTGTACTGAATTAGGTGCGGTAGCTAGTCCTGTCTCTCGGATAAATGCCACTCCATCTTCAAAGTAGCAAACCAACACATTGCCCAGAGTTTCTACTCGTAGTCCTGCCCCGGCAAACTGGTCAAGGTCAATATAACCAGATCCAACATTGGCGGGATCAGGGTCAGCAGTTCCACGGGCTGTTCGCCTGAGTCGCTGAGGGTGGCGAACTGTTGCCTCGTAGGTGTTGAGAAAATACACCCGGTCACCGAACGACTCGACACTGACTGCACGAAAGTCGGCCTTCGCGGTGGTAACCGCAGTACCACTTCCCAATTTATCAGTTAGTGGTTGATATTCATACACTCCTGTAAGGCAGGGAAAAACATTAACTGGATCGGAATTGTTGGTAAAGATAAATACTGGCTCAGTTATGAACATATTTTGTGCAGCAGGACTGCTTTCTGCATCTGTAATCTTACGAATAGGAGCGCCGCTAGAGAACACACAACTATCTGGCATAGATTTAAAGGGATAAGTTCCTGTAGTATCTCCTGCCTCGGTAGCTTTCATCTCAGAATCTGTATGGAACACTGCAATAGAGCCAGTATTAGTTGTACGAAAATCAATCTCTGTCCATTTGTTGGTATTCGGTACCAACTTATAAAGCTTCCCAGATCCTACAGTAGATCCATTTCCAGCAGTAAGTGCCATCCCTGAATCAGACGTATCATTGGTTGGTGCTCCAGCAGCAGTTCTGGATTCAAAGAGATCTAGCCGGGTGATTTTACAAATAGAATCAGAATGGCCTAGTTGAGTTTCATCACTACTACTTCCAATATTCCGGTAATTCGACTGTTGAACATACCCAGACGTATTAGTTAGTACTTCACCATTGCTGTAAGTATCCGGTCTGGAGATCAATCCCACAATGTCGATTGCAGAGTTGCAATCAATCATCTTATGTGGAAGGTCTGGAGTGTATCCTGCCCAGGGATTGAAATACTCTGCACGATTTCGTCCAGCTAGATACTGTTGGCCCAGTGCCCGTTCGCGTTGCTGGTAGTTAAGCAATGCACCACCAGCCGGAATTCGACTCTGGTTGCCGTAGATGTCTACCTTCTCACCAGCAAATCTGTTCATCGGGGACATAGGCTAGTCTCCTGGGCAAATGGCCTGGACGCTCAGTCTGTTGGGAGGAAATCCTGATACATCTCCAAGGTCGGCACCAGCATGACAGTCACCACCACACCATCTAAACGCGTCACTCATAGTTGCACTGCCAGGAGGATCGTAAGACATTGCTGCATTCAACTTAAACGCATAAGTAGTTCCGGGGGGTGGATTTACGATGACATGTTCTACATGTTTAGTATCGATACCCCAACGATATCCGGTGTTATAAATCCTGGTAGCTCCGGCTATGCTATTTAAGGTATCTAGTGTATAATAGTAAGAACCAGAGGTGCCAATCATAGAACAATATAATTCGGTTTGCGACACATTCGTGCTAATCTTAGCAGTATCACTTGGTATAATATTAGTTAATATACCATTAGGACAAAGAGGTCTAGCAGTTACAGCACTAGTAGCACCATTTGTTAGAATTCTTACATTGGCAGCTAAAGCACCAAAATCGTAATATTCATCAGCTTCTGTCCCCCAGTGTCCTACGGCTGTTTCATTTTTTATGTTAGTTGTACCCTTTACAATATAAGTACAGTTTGGTGCATTAACCTTAAAGGTTGGACTCGTAATAATATCTGTCCCGCCAGTAGTACCATCAACCGCTACCGTTCCCTGCGAGGTAGCTTCTTTATACCAGTAGAAACTTCCACTGCTGGCTACATTAGAGCCGCTTCCAGTTGTGGTATCAATAGCACCTGCTTCCACCAACCGGATATTATCAAAAGTACAAATATCTCCATCGGCAGAAGCTTTAAGAAAAACTTCTGTAGTAGGATCTGAAGTTGTCTTAAACGTACCTTGAAGATATCCTTGTGCAGTCCCTGTATGGCTTAGTGTAAGTTCATCTGAACTGCCAGGAGGAGAGTCAACTGCCAATACACAAACGTCATCTGCGGCATCTCCAATAACTTGAACTGCAATGTTGTACTGAGTGAGGTCTTTCAACTCAACTTGAGCCCAAATTCCTCTTAGAGTATCTCCATTACTCTTGACTTGTATACCATACCCCTGACCCATTACATTATCAGTGATAACTTCATTTTGTATTTGATTGTCAGAAGCAGCATCAATGCACTGCCACCCAATTGGGGTGTTAGTTGTTGCGGCAGGTACCCAAGGATCATCAGTTGTAGGATTTACACATGTAGCCAATGAAAGCGATACAGGATTTCCTTCAAACCCACCGTCTGGAAGAAGATTATTTCCAGAGTTTGGTTTGTTGGGAAACCATGGCACTGACCAACCAGTTCCATTGTAGACATAAAGACTATAATCGTCGTAGTTGCCTGCTACATTATCAGGACCGTCTACGTCAATCCAGCAACGTCCATAGCCAACTTTTCTAGCTACCCCTGAACCTACTTCGTCATCTGATCCATTCGTTTCTGCCGTAGTTAGTAAGTGAGTATTCCCAGATGCTGCGGCTCCTGTAGCTTTGTCAATATCTTTAATGACCTCCCCACTCTGCATTTCAGGACCACCCAGTTTAGTGGGTGCAGCATCAGAGAAAAAACACCTAGCAGAACCAACCCGATGTAGTGCATTATCCTGAGCAGATCCTGAATAGAAGTTGCCAATCTGATGCTCTACTTGAAGCTTAGTTCGTAGGTCTGTTTTAAGTCGTCGAATCCAATCGTCTCCCTGGTTTACTGGATCTCCCGCGAGTGGATCTGCTTCATAGTCCGTAGTCCAGGGGATGTTTGTTCCAGGCGCATCTGCAAAAGACGGAGGAGCACAAACTCCCACCAACCCTACGCTGGTCAGAAGACTAGCTAGGAGAGATTTCAAGGTATAGTTCATTTTCGATCTGAGCCTCAAAGTTTGTATCCTCGCCACCGAGTTGCCCGGTGTCTGTTTTTTGATTCATATAAGTCTGCAACTCCTGACGAGTTGCAATGGCTAGCTCCCGGTATCCCAGTCTAAATTGGCCTACCCAAGTGGCAGCTAAAATAACTGCTGTATCAAAGTAGGTATTTAGTACTGTTAGATCACTATCGGCAGATAGCAAAGTCGGACTGCGCCAAACACTCAACCGGACTTTTTTACCATTGTCAGTTGAGGTTGTTACAGGGCTAAAGTTAATTTCATCTCCACCAACATAAAAATGCCGGGGACCGCCACTAGTAGCGTATAGAGTTCTTTTGTTAAACCATTGAATTGATCTGGGTCTTACATCGTGGCGAGTTGTTGTGTTCGTAATTGTAGTTGCATCATAAAAGGTAACGTCACGAATTCCCAGAATATCGTAGCCTACTGTACTTTTAGAGATGCTGTAGCTATTTGTATCAGTCGCTAGAGTGATATCGTAGTTAGCTTCAAGCTCACGATGCTTCCGCACTTCAGGCTGACAGATAAATTCATATCCTTCATTAATCCAACGATTTAGCTGTGAATCAAGAATATCAGTTCTGTTTTCTAGGGCAATTTTTAGATCATCTCTAATTTGAGAAAGTGTCAAAGTTCCCATAGCTAAAACCCCGGTATATCGTCTGTACTTCCTTCAGTATCAGAGATATTAACGAATTTCTGAGATCGGTCATCAGACTCCCACCAATCCCCCAAAACATACAAACCTTCTGTCCAGCCATCTTCTACCAACTGGTCAGACATGGCGGGAAGCCCACTACGGGTACAATGAATTGCCCTAGCATGACGATTCACTCCACCAACATCGTGGCCTGTGTTGAACTTCGCCTCATCATAACTAAAGACTGGACGGTTAATGTTGCTCCCTCCGTGGAAGGTAGCACCAGCGGTCAGACCACCGATTTCAGTTCCATTAATATAGAGATTAACTCCAAGTATTCCATCCCAGTTACTGTTATTCATATAACCGAATAGCTTGTCTTGATTCTCAGTCCGTTCTGTGGCAGGAAGAATCTCAATGGTATGTGTAAGATTGCTGGAGTTTAGAGTTACAGAAGAACTCGTGGCCAGTGAAAGCTCTCTGAGATTCCCAGGAGTCCACCCTAAAAATGCCGCACTAGTGTAGCCTGTAAATCCAAACCAAGGATTTTGAGAAGTAACTGTCGAATAAGCAATATGCTTGTAGTAGACAAAACTTGCAGCAATACTTCCAGTCCAAAATTCAGAGCCCGAAAACCCAGTATGTGTCAGGGTAATGCTAAGGCTTGTAGGAATTACTGGATCTAGTGCAAGTCCACGTTCGGTTTCCGAAGTTCTCTGGGTATCGAAGTCGAGAGAGAACCCCATATATCCAGTGTAACCATCACCAGGGGATAGGATATTCTCGCCGGTAGTCCAACTCCCAGACGAGTTGATATAACCGTCATATCCATTGCCATCCTCGCAGGTAACGGTCCCCATCAGTCATCAGCCCCCAGAGTCGCTCGGTATTTATTCACCCCATAGCAGTAGGCTTCCAGATAATCCTCTCTGGCACAGCGGCCAGCCTGAGTCCAGTTGGCTTCGCCGCAGTAGCTCATTCGCTCTATAAAGATGTCGGGATCGTGGCCCCACTCTTCTTCGGTAATACAATGAGCGGGTAGCTCAGGCACCCTTGTTAGAGATAGACTGCAACCAATGCTCAGCCCGCTTAACAAGATTACCGCGCTGACGTACCATTTCTTCATTCTGTGCCTCTTGAGCATCGTCCCCTCTTTGGAATAAGGAGGATTCAGCTTCATTTTTTCCCATTTCTTCAGATTTTCTGGATATCTGGTAACCTACAAAAACCAACAATACCAGACCAACTACACCAGATAAAATACCTGTAAGAGTAAAAATGCTCACTTATTGGAAGCTTTTCCAAAGTTAGCGCCCAAACCATTGACCAGTTTGAGTAGAAAATCTGCAATGGCATTATCGCTGGTGTTTGGGGTAAGCGTGGCGATTACTGCGAAAGCTCCGCAGATCTGAATCAAAGTCTGGATCAATTGTGCTGCATTTTCAGTAATGTATTCAATCATGTAATCTACCTCTTGGCTGTGGAATTCTTAGAGCTTCGCGAACTTGTGCCCGAAAAGCTGCCTGCTCCACATTCATATCATGTAATTTATCTCGGAACCATTCCCCCGATTCCTCTAATTCTTTATCTCTTTGTTTGCTGTTATAATCTACTTTATCTAAATCATCACTGGATGCACGAGTAGCGGCAAATCCCCATGCCCCCAGGATTGCCGCCAGGATCAGCGAATACGCCAGCCTTTTTATTTCACCATTCATTAGTCTTCATGGTGTTCATCCTCATGGGTGAACAGGTTGATGTAATAATCCAGCTTCAACCCTAATTCTGCCTCAGAAGGGGCCAAAATTCCACTGCGTTCTTGGATGAGATTTCTTAACTGTTCTTCCTTTGCTCTGATTGCAGCACTGTAGACATTGCCATATGGGTCCCATTGGTTGATTTCTTGGAGAAGCATAGAAGCGTTAATCTCCTGGGAACTTAGATGACTAGCCCAAATGGGTGAAGAAAATAATGCTACCAGTAGAAAGGATAGAATCTTCATTAGTTCATACTTCTTATAAATATTCTGAAGTCTTTCTCATTCCCGCATGCCCCTCCACCGTTGGGACAAGATCCTCCAGAAATAAAGGGGATTCCAGAGGCTGCTGTACATTTACCTTCTACTCTTAAAATGTCTCCAGTAGAAAGAGAGGTGACACCAGTCGATGCAACACTTTCTGTTTCTATGTAGATATTTCCCCAAAGTGCCCAAGAATAACCCGCTAAAGTATCAGGTACTACAGCAGTGGAAAACGAACTTCCATCATCTGTACTCTTGGTAACTCTCGTACTGCACTTCACTGTAAATTGATTTCCAGTCCCGTAACCACTTATATCTGCCGTATGAAGGATTAGAAAATCCCGTGTTTCCGTCCCGGTGTATTTGAACCCTTCAGTTACCTCCGTCCAATCCGAAGTACTGCTTTCAATATTTCGGTGTGTATTAATATCGACCCAAGTGTCTGCTGAACCTGTGTTGGTTTTAATTCTATTCGACGTAGTATCTGCCCAAGATTCATACGTTTTGGGTCCGTGTTTAAGGGTAAATGCTCCTAGTGGCTGGGCTACCAGCAACAACAAGCTAGCAACTGTAAACGCTAGATTTTTCATCCTTAGTGCGAGTGGCTCCTCGGAGCGTCACAATAAGCTACGAGTACGTCACCGTCAGTTTCGGTATCCCCGCAGGCACCCTGAGTTCCATCAGTAAGGTTTCTTACACCAAACTCGGTGTTACAAACCAAACCTCCAGAGACACCACCATCAGTAGTAGAAGTTGTTGTATTATCTAGTCCCAGGTTGCAAAAATCAGTTCCGGTCCTGTTATTTGCATCTACAGGTTTCCATTGAAAAATTCCCGGCAACATCTGATATCCAGAGTTGAGAATTTGCCATTTACCTACACCGGGAAGGTCAATGATTCCAGTACATCCATTAACTCCAGTAGCACAAGCATCTTCCATTTCATCAGACATGAAATTAGCCGGAATTCCCTGGCCAGGAGCACAGACTTCTCCTACTTGACTGACAATATTAGACTTCAGCTTAACGTTTAGAGAGCCTAGAATTTTTGCGCTTGTATCAGTGGCATGGGAGATATCAAAAATTCCTCCAACGGCAGAGAGAAAATTTTCTCTATAAGTAGACGTTCCATTTGCAAACGAAGCACAAGTTGCCGGGGCGGAAAACAGACCGTTAATTTCTCCTTCTAGAGTGATGCCATCAGTTGCTGCAATTCCGTAGATATGCGGCGCAGAATTCATATCATTAGCCCCAAGCAAAAATTCCGCATTGGTAGAATGATGGGAAGACAATCTAGGAGGAGACTGTCCAGCATCATCCGAAGTTGCGTCATCTCCAATAATGAAGTAATGCTGAGAACTTTGCCCTGTACTTACTATCCCAATTTCATCATAAAGTGTATTTGATTCTTTAAGATCTGTATGTCTTAGATAAGAGGCATGCCCACCACAGTTAACATAATCAAGCCCATTTGTAGTTATATTAGCAGGATAAGTAGATCCTTTAGCATCCCAATAAATTCCTACTTCTCCAGTAATATTTTCTGCGGTATCACATAACAGACTATCTCTAAGTGACCAGTTGTAATTTTGTGCTCCATCATCATGACCCATACCACGATTCAATTGAGAGTCATATACAATCGTGTAATAAGGATCAGAATTATCAACGTACCGGATAGTTCTGGTATTGTTTGCTAGAGCATCAGTTCCAACTGCTAGACTATCTTCTCCATCAGTGATGTTTATAAACTTAGTAGTTATCTGGGCTGGATGGTCTACTGTAATAGCACTTTGTCTAGTAGTTGCATTTAGATTTGAAAAGTGACAATTTTGCACTGTAAACTTAGCAGTATTTGCTGCCTTATAATCTCCAGCGTTTCCAAAGTTACTCTGGTCAATTCTCAGAATTGCATACCGCTCAGTGTCAGGAATTTCCCCAGTCGTCTCATCTCCTCCAGGGGCTGTGTCGTAGACGAAAGCATGTCCCTGACAGTCAATGGTAAGATCAATACCTTTCCAATCAGTCGGGGTATCTCCATAACAATCATCTACACCAGACCCGGCATCTCCTGAACATCCGGGCTCAGCATGAAAAACTGCACAGTTTGTGTCGTCGTTGCAAAGCGCCCCATCAGGCTCTGACAGGGTATTCTTAACCAAGTCATCTGTAAGAATTACGTTTGTCTTCTTCCAGAAATGAGCATTATCTCGATCATCATTCCTCTTCTTTTTGTACCAGAAATTTTGCCAATCGGCGTAGTTGTTAATGTATACGTCGTTAGAGTTACCTTCTAGTCCTGGGCCGCGCTTCAGGGTATAGCTATGAGCGACCCCGGCAAACAGTCCAAGCGTCAAAAGGGTGGTCAAAATATACTTGAACATTATTGGCCTCCATTACACCGGACGATAACCATGCCCTCATTGGATGCAGGTACAGTTCCGCCTACGTCCACCCAAAACCACTGGGCAGCAGCACCGAGAGTTTCCCCGGTACCCGTATAGGAGCCTCCACCCGGATCAAAGGTGACACAGGCAGCACCCTTTTTCGTTGCATCGTCTAGGGTTGTCTCAGGTGCAGGACAATGTTTCAACAGATAGGTACTATTACTTGCAGCCGTAGTATCACCATCATGGTCATCGTAGATGAGAACATCGAAATTCTCACATGCGCCAACATCCAAAATGGCCGGATCCTGGGATGCGTTGGTGGGCTTCGTGCAGACGAACCCGTTGCGTTGAACTGATGTAACAGTTCTGCCAGCTTGACAGCCGTTAAGCCAATCTGCCGCCAGACTTTGGGAGGCCCACAGGAGGACCCCCAGTGTGGTGAGAAAGGTCCTAAACATTTTGTGGGTTCTCCTATCGCCTACTGGCGCGACTAACTCCAAAGCTCCACCAATCAAGGTAAAGAACACCATCGCGATCTGCGGTGGGTCCGTTAACAACCTCAATTGTAGGAACAAGAGCAACTGTATGATAAGGAACCTGATTCGTAAGAACGGTTCCGTGTTTTACCCATGCAGGTCCACGTCCACCCATCGGGTGAGTTCTATCCCCAGGAATGCCACTAGCGGGGCGTACTCGACGATAGAAAAACTCCGTCGTACCATTGGCATTATTATCGCTCCAATCGGTTACTCGCATACGAAATGCAAGGTCAAACCATACTGGATCGCCTGCCGCCGTGGACCCATTGGCAACGGTACCATCTACTCCACCAGCAGCAACTAGTTCAGTAAAGTTTGTGCCGGAGGCATAGGCAGTATTACCAACACGTTGAGAGATTCCATCAATGGAGCCATCTTCAGGAATATGAAATCCAACCAATTGTTCAGCCGCACCAGCAACCGTCAATGCACCAGTTCCCGCAGTCATTAGACCAGTATCCCCCGCAACTGCAAAACCAATGAAAGCTTTACTGTCCCAGTTTCCTGTGACATCACCTCCAGCTTCGTCGTCTGCTCTAAGACCAACTCTACAGGCAAAAGTAAAAATCTGGTTGTCTAGAGCATCAGCCCCTGCGGCAGTTTCTGGAATAATCAAATGAGGAAATGTGCCACCCGCAGCAGGATCTGCTTGGTTGATACGATCAAACTGAATATTTCCGCCGGTATCTTCAGTATCTCCGGTATCAATACGAAGACATGAAGGTGCCCATACATCTACATTAGCAGGATCATTAATTCCAATTTCGTCATTTGAAGGCGAACCTACATCGGTCAATACACAACCGAGAATTTCAAAATTTGAAGTTCCGCCAAAAGCTTCGGTGGGAACTACATAATCGAAATCGTCAAAGACGCTTACGAGTTCAGTTTCTCCATCGAGTACTTTAACTGATTGATTTAGTGCTGCTCCACCTTGAGCTTTATCACTTGCACCAAGAGGTTGCTGAAATCTAGGCATTTTATATATCCTAACTGGCCCGAAGGCTGGCCCCGTAGGGCTGGTTAGTTGCTAAGGTGGGGCAGTTTTTTGACGTGCCCCAGGTCTTCTACAGACGCAGGAAAAAGAGGAAAACCTACGCCTGGGATCCCCAAGATCCTCGCCACTCGTCGAACATGACGCTGGCTCGATAAGCTCCGTAGAACTTCTGATCGAACGTATCAGCATCCTGTGCGCGCGAGAAGGTGAGACTCTTACGGTTGTTCCACGCCAACGTATTCTTGCCCGGAGGCGAGAACACGAACCAGTTGGTCTGGCTGGAGAGGTACGGAACCTCCAACGGACGCAGACCACTGCGACTCGAAACCACGGTGCTTCGATCATTGTCCGCGCTACCCGGCTTGTAATCCGTGTTGAGGAGCACGTATGCATTGTGCTGCTCATTGGGATGAATCAAGAGGATAGACGGAGCGAGATCAACGAACCGTCCCTCATCCGACGTAGTGGTGCTAGCCAGCGTAAGAATGGACTCCAGTCCAGTCTGGCTCAGCGCAACTGCGGGGCTGAGGATGTTGGAAGTGGTAGACGATGCACCCTTCAGGATCGTGTGAGATGCCTGAAAGAGAGTATCGTTATCCAATCCCGTATAGGTAGTGCCAGTGAAGCCATCATTGACGAGGCCCCATGCAAGGCGCTCCTGATGGTCACGAGCAGATTCACCAAGCTCACTGGACATCCGGTTCATTACATTGAACTGGTCATCTTCCATCATCTCCATGGTTGCTCGCCAACCGAGCGCAAAGGTCTGATGGACCGTCCTGACTTGGGTACCCTGCACCGGGTCATCGAACGCTACCGGCGTGCCCTCGGGCTTGGTAGCAAACGTGCCCAGACCAGCGATACGAATTCGGTCTTCGTATGCCTTGGTGCTGTTTCGAGTTTCAAACAGTTGTGGGTATTTGAGACTCTGCATTTGGAAGGACTGGAAAAACACGTCCTTCTCTTCGGCTTCCAAAAGCTGGAAGAACTGCGGTGTAAGTGTAGCCATT